TATGAAATGTTTCATGAGAGAATGTACTATGCATTGTACCCTTCTTTCCATACAAATTATCTTTGATGGAGTATGGAGGATCTAGATATAGGAATACTGCCTGATCATCACTCATCAATTTCTCATACGACAAGTTAGTGATATGCCATCTTTGAATGAGTCTGGAATAGTCGGGGAGTTTTTCGATTCCTCGCATTGAAAAGTTTTGGTCGGACGCCTGGGCAGAAAAGGATGAGGACTCAGTGAGACCAGAAAAAGAGCACTTGTTAACTACATAAAAACTACAGGCACGATGAAAGGGTTCACTACTAGCGAGGGGTAGGTCGAGATATTGTCTTGATTCGAGGAAGAGTCCTCTTGCTGATTCTCTGTCGGGGTATCTTGATTTGAGTTGGATGAGTTCATTGGTTAGTTTTTGACCAGAGATTTGTAACTGTTTCCAAAATGTATATAATGGTTCATACAAGTCATTTACCCAGATACTGATATGAGGATACTGTTGTGCAACATACAATGCAACAGAACCGCCACCTAAAAATGGTTCACGATACTCTGCATAATCACCTAGTGGAGGGAAGTAAGGTGCCATCTTCTTGACAGCACGAGATTTTCCACCAGGATAACGAAGGGGAGTTTTTAATGATGTTGCTACAGGCATCACTGAATAATCATAGGAATTGCTTTTGGGTCAAAACCGCCACCGTACCCTGGACCTACTGGATACTTAGGGTTAAAATACTCAGGTGGAATCAAATCAGGGATTTCAATCATAAGGGGAGCATCTAAAACTCTTTGAACAGATTCTGCCATGCGTCGGAAACCAGTTCCAACATAAATTTGTCCTGCAACAACTGCAATAGTAGCAGTACCCCAGAACATGTAGTAGAACCTACTCTTTACTTGTGCTCTTACTTTTTCTTTCTTAGTCGTCATGGTCATCAAATGGGTCCTCCAACCCTTCATTAGCAAAGAATCCTCTATAGATTCCATACAAGATAAAAATTACTGTGATCACTGCGATACTAATACCGAGAGTGATGTTTGGATCTGCATTGTAATGTGGGATAATCGCATTACACTTCGTCCAAGTACCAGGCAATGTATAGACTGGTGGGCAAGATGCCAATAGTTCGCGTATAGCGATCATTTCTGTTCCCATTAATTAAAGTTACACTCCATCATTAATTGTGTTAAACATGCTAAAAGATTTATCTCCTGATCTGCAACGAATGCAGACTTGTATTGATAATCTGCAATAATCATTACAGCAGCAGCGACGGATGGACCGTCCATCAATGTAGAAAGATTGTCATACATCTGACGTAGGATAGCAGCAGGATCTGAATCTAGATTCTGTTGTACCCATTTCTTAACATCATTGAATTTCTTTTGCTTCATAGCAGAAACAAGTGTATCAATATTGGCATCACCTAGAGTTGCTAGAATACCAGTATCAATACTACCTGTAGATGCATATCTTTGAAGTTCATTCAAAGTGCGTCGGAAGTCAGGATAGTATTTCTGTACAACCTCAGCAACAACCTTATCGGAGAAGGTTACATCTTCTGCGGTAAGAATGCCTTTACACCTTGCAAAGAATGCTGCAGCAAGTTCTTGCTTGACCTTACCACGAGCATTGAAATCGATAACAGTTGTTCGACTATGTAGGGGTTCAATAATCTTATTCTTGAAATTACAAGTAAAGATAAATCGACAGTTCTTTTGGAATGTTTCTATCGATGCACGAAGTAAGAGTTGTACATCTGGGGTAGTGTTGTCTGCTTCATCAATGATAAGGATCTTGTGTTTTGATCCTGCTGTAAGTGAAACAGTTGCAGCAAAGTTTTGTGCTTGGTTTCTGACCGTATCGAGGAATCGACCTTCGTCCGATCCATTGATGACATAAAAGTCTGCTCCTAATTCATTACAAAGTGCTTTCGCGATTGTTGTTTTACCTACACCTGCTGTGCCAGACAAAAGGAGATTAGGAATCTCCCCTTGCTCAACAAAACTGGAGAAGGTATCTTTCACATTCTGAGGTAAGATGCACTGTTCGATATTCTTCGGACGGTACTTCTCAACCCAGAGAAAATCATCAGGCATTAGGTTCAAGTGCAATAAAGTATTTGATGCCCTTTCCAATGAAGAGAGCAACGTTTTTGCTGCTGATAGATACGTCGTACGCACCTGCAAGCAGTTTCAGATTCTCAACTCGGAAACAGTAACAGAAGTTTTGATCTGTGTCTCCAACCTTGACTGAGAAATTATTAGAGGTTTCGTTCTTTTTGTCAGTGACACAAAGATTCATTTCTTCTCCATCACCAAACAGACAAAGGTCTGGAAGTTGATAGATAGATGCTGCCTTGTTCAGTTGCTTCAGTGTTTCAGCATCCAAATGGAACTGAACATCAGTGCTAGGAAGTTTGATCTCTTCCTCAGGTGCCTGAGTAATGATATCAGGATCAGCATAGAAGTATCGAGTCTTAGACCGACCAACCTGATCACTGACAGTTACAAAACTCTTGCTTGTAGTATCGATCTTTGGTTGATCGAAAAGAGACAGACCTCCAAGAAAAACACCTAGGTCATAAATGCTGATCTGGGAATCAAACTGTTCTTCAACCTCAGCAATGGCAAGAATGTTTTTGTTGATGCTAAGAGTAGCAATCTTGTTACCTGGATTGATAACAATAGATTTGTTGATCGTACAAAAGTTCTTAAGGACTTCAACTGTTTGTGGAGTGATTACTGTCATTGAGGATAGATTTCGGTGTCTTTGTCTTTTTGATTGAAATGGTAAAGGAGTACAGCATAGTGCATGATCTTCAAAAGATCCATCTTTGCGGATCCCTTTCTGTCATAGCGTGAAGCGTACTTAAGAATATTACTACGACAGAATGCTTCAGCGTCCCCACATGCTTGAATCAAATCGAGAGTTTGAATACTGTCGTTTCCCGAAGAATAATGCCGACCATACGTCGAACTGATGTATGATCGGAGTTCTTCGATAATCGTATCTTCTTGATACTTCATAATAAAGAGGGTTTAGTCCTCTTCATTATACTCTGTATCTTCTCCTGCGTCAACCTTTGTATAAAGATCGAGGAAAGATTGCTTGGTGTCGTTGTCAAAACGATTCACACAATGTGTGACTGCTTGAAGACGATCGCCAAAGATAGCGTATGCCCTAGCAATGTGAACTAGACGACGAGTAGTGATAACTTCATCAACACCACCATCATAGAAAGTCTTACGGATAACTCCTGCCCACTTGATGAGGTTCTCAGTGAAGTCTTTGTCACACTTGTTAGCAAGAAGAATCTTGGTCTCGATAGCAGCAGAAGGATACTCTTGCTCGATAGTGATCGGGAAACGCTCAAGGAATGCTTCGTTCAGTACATTAGTACCAACGAACCTACCATCGTCAGATCCTTTACCCTTAGTGTTTGCAGTTGCGATTACAGTGAATCCTGCAGCAGGGCGAACATACTTACCGATCTTCTTCAGATACACACCTTTGCCTTCAAGAACGGATTGTAGGCAGAGAATCTTGTTACTAGCAAGGTCAATCTCGTCGAGTAGCAGGACTGCACCTCTTTCGAGTGCTTCAACGACAGGTCCGTTATGCCAAACAGTTGACCCATCAACAAGACGGAACCCACCAATAAGATCATCTTCATCAGTTTCAATAGTAATGTTTACACGAATCAGTTCGCGACCAAGGTCAGCGCAAACTTGCTCAACGGACATTGTTTTACCGTTTCCAGAAAGACCTGTGATGAATGCAGGATAGAAGAGTTTAGACTTGATAATTTTTTTAATCGGTGCATAAGTACCAAACTGGACATAGGAATCATCTTTCTCTGGGATGTAGGATGGTTCTACTGCAGGTTGAGCAGCAGGTGCTTCGTAAAGTTTTTCAATCTGTTGGGTAGTAAGATTCCACTTACCAACACCAATCTTATAGTCCTTAAGACGCTTGCATGCAGTTGCATATGCAAGACCAAGAACCTTCGCAGCAGAGCGAATATCAGAGCACCCGACATCAGTACCTACCTTGTCAGAAAGATAGTCAACGAGTTGTTCAGTAGTAACTGGGTTTGGAGCGAAGGTCATAGTATTAAAAGGATTGTTTTGTTTGTTATGTACTTATTATAGCAGGTACATCTGCTGTGTGCAATGTGTGTGTGCCACTTTACGGATCGAACACTCCGAACATCAGGAGAAGACATAGGAAGATGGTCAGGTAAACCGCAAAGTGATAGATCATGCAATCTGTTCGATAAATTTGTTGAGGACAGTTTTGTTTGTCATCTTAGATCCCATGTGCTTTTTGAATGCACGTTGTAGTTCTGCTTTGGTGGCAACTTCACCCTTCTGATTGACAGAAAGATCTTCAGTTTCATCACCAAGATTTTTGTT